TGGAACTTCGTGGGGTGGATCACAAGATCCATATAACAAACGATTCAAGAGCAGACCTAACAGTAAATGATGGGAACTGGATCAATGATCATATCAGGACTGCAATTGTAAAACATAATTATGAGATAAATAAAATACCAAAATTACAGGTAAAAGATTTTACCGTTAAAGAAATCAAAGCTTACGAAAACTCAAAATGCCAGTAGGACAAAAATTTAAATTAAACCAATCTGTAAAAAGAAACCATACTATCGGACATTCTGCTGGAAAATATAAGCAGTACGTTGGAACAGTTAAAGAAGCTCTGACAAAAAAAAATAAGTTAGGAGTTGATCAGTATTATTACAAAGTTTTCTGGGAGGATGGAAGGTTATCTGAACACGCTCAACACAGCCTTAAGTCTTTTCCATAATGTTTTTTTTCTTGTTTGTTTTATAACGTGTAACGCTTCAAGTTCTGCAAGACGACCCAGCATACCAGCCAAGAATACATCCTGTTTCATTTGGTATCTAATTAAATGAGTGCAATATTTTTTTACTTCATCAAAGTTTTTACTGTTCATAACTTCTCTACATCTCATCTCAACAGAAAGTTCTAGTTCTGGTGGTGGTGTTTCAAGTTCAATATTGAAAAAATCCTTATTACTCATTTAACTGGAAATAATTTTTCTTCAATCATCTTGACTATGGCATCGTCTATATCGTTATCAGATCTGGAAACCAAATCTTTTAAAAGAGATAAAGCAGCCTTACGTAAGGATTCAGATTTACCAAATTTGATAAATAATCCAATAAGAAACTTAGACATAATTTTTGTGTTACTTTCCAAACATACCAATATTTGCTATTTTTGGCTAACTACCTATATTAGCTTTAAAACGCTATCTCCTCACACATTTAGGTAGTTACCTTTTATGGAAGATCAAGAACCAAGCAAAGTAGAAACCATTGTAAAAATCTGTATTCTGATTTGGTCGGCAACTCTCTTAAGCCTTTCATACTATGAACCAGCAGACGGTAAAAAGATTGTAGATTTTGATCCGACATTTATTGCAAGTATTTTCAGCGCATCGACCGCGAGCCTCGGTTTATCCATCAAAGGTAATAGAAATAACAACAAAAAAGACGTTATAGTAGATAATAAGAACAATAATGTGGGTATTAAATGAAAAAACTGCTACTTATTGCCTGTTTTATGCTCCCTTCGGCTGCTTTTGGGGATGTAATACACAAAATGACAAATAGCATACAACTCACAACAGATGGGGCCTATAGTATCGGATCAAGAGGAAGTTCAACATATTCAGTATCAGGAAATAATATCAAAGTTTCAGATAGTGCAAGTTTTGGCGGTTTGACTGCTGGCAGTAATGGGGCAGCCGCAACAATGACTAATGGCACTTATGAAATGAACACTGTAGGCTCATCATTTTCATTAAGTGAGTCTTTTATAGAAGGTGATGACGTTTATGCAGTGGGTAGCGGTGTTGATGTCACTGCTGGTGTTATAACAGATCTTCCTGTTTTATCTACAACAACCTCTTATTCTGGCGGTGTAGCTGGGTCATTAGCTGGCACTGTAGTTAGCAATGGAACTAATACTTGTACTGCTGGTGGGGCTGGTACAACTTGTATAGGTCAATTTGTGACAGAATTAAGCATATTGGATTAATGAAATGGTTTGTTTATTCTTTTCTGTTTTTATCTAGTCCTATATATGCAATGCCAGTGGTTCCAAATTTTACTCAGGGGTCAGCTTCAAGCACCACTCGGACAACGACTAATATTTCAGAACAGATCCGCACTATTGAATTTTCTGGTTCAACTTACTCGGTATCTGGGGCTGGTGTCACTACTGATGGCGAGTCTATCAATCCTCAATATACTGATTTACAACAAACATTAAATGGTGAAACTTATACATGGCAGCAAGTAGATTTAAACAGCATACCAAATTACAAGTTGAACCAAGCTGGTGGGGCTTTCCAATTTACAGAGGTGTACAAACAGCCCTCAGTAAGTCGAATAACAGATCTATCAAGACAAATAACCTCAGAATCCGTAACAGAAACAACTACTATATTTTCCCAGTGATAGCAAGCCTTTTGGGGCAACCAGTATTTGCAAATACCTCATCAACTGCTGCTCCCGTAGCCCAAAGTAGTTCAGCAGTGTCCAATCAAGCTGTACAAGTTTTAAATGGAAATCTTATAGAAAATCAATACGGAAATGGTGTTGTCTGTCAAACAAGTATGCTTACAATTTCACCTTTTATAACCTCCACATTTAACCAAAAGCGACCACAGGACTTAAGATATACAACTCCTGTTTATAACATGGCAACAGATGAAAATGGAAACCTAACTAATGCTGGTGAGATTTTATACGATCAAGAAAACTATTCTGCCAATAGGGATTCATTAGGGGTTAATTTTGGTATTGCTGCAACTTTTTCTATACCATTATCAAATAAATTTCAAAACAACTGCTTAAGGTCTAGTTCAACAGAACAAAAGATAAGAGAACAAAAGCTTGCAAATATGCGATTGGATCACGAATTGGCAAGGCTTAAAAATTGCGGTGAACTCAAGCTTTCTGGCATATCGTTTTCTGTTGACTCCCCATATTATGAAATCTGTAAAGATGTTGTGGTACAGGCAAAGATGGGGCAAGTCATACCACATACACACAAACTATACCCAAAAAATAAAAAATAGACCCTTCAGAATCGCCTGTAAGCCACCCTTATTCTTCCTTGCTTGTCTTACTATCCTTAGGTTTCTGTAATTTAGCAACGGCTTTCTTAACTAATGGCTTGACTAAATTAAGAACAAGGGGAGCAGAGCAACCAACCAAAGCAAGAGTAAAAACGCTAGTAAACTGGCCGATTGAAGGTATAAGTTTCTCATAATAAGTAACCTCCTCCCATTCAATCAGGCATTTGGTCTTGTCCTCATTGTAGTAAAACGACTTTATCTTTTCTATGCGATCATCATTGGCAAATGATCCAATTCTTAATGGTGACTCTGGATCTGGGCAAGGTACAAAAAACTCTTTTTCTTTTTTCTTGTTTGGTATTTCTGGCTTCACAGCCTCCATATAAGAAGGTGGTGAGATATTTGTATTTTGCGGTGGTGTCGAATATACAAAGCTGTTAGGTGTCCACTGTAAAGGCTCATAACTTGGCATCTTTACACCGCACTTAATAACAGTGCCATTTTCATCAACATCAATTAAATTTATTAAATTATTTCTGTGAACTTTTACACAGCCAGCGTAATTAATAATTGGTTTTGGAACTTTATTAATAACAGGAACTTCAAACTGCCATGCTTTTATTTCTGGTATTTGTATCTGATTAATATTTACCTGTGGTATTTCCACTTATGATTGTTGTGGTGTTGGTAATTGAAAAGATGGGCCTGTAGTTTTTGGCAAAGTGTCTTTCATAACGCTAGGTAATTTTTTCTCTAAATCACCGATAAGTTTGTTTTTTAATGTTCTTTCAAATTCTGGACTCTGCATATAACGTATTGCTACGTAAGCTGAAACACTCATTGCAGTTACCATCACAAATGAGATAATTGACAATATATTTGCAATTTTAGAAAAAGTCATGGTTAAAGATGCAATACTGAGGGCAATAGGACATGCTTCAATTATAAGTATGTTGATTATTTTGCCCACAATACTGCCTTTATATCTAACAATGTCTGTTATGACACGTACAATGAACTCAAAGCCAATTAATTAAAATTTATACTTTAAACCAACCTTAGTTCCATAGCTGTTAGTATCGTCCGTTACTATAGAAAACTCTCCATATACATCAATATTTTTTGATGCAACTACATTACCACCAACTTTACCAGAGAAGTTTGTTTCTGAATCTGCATTATCTGGGTTGTTAAGATACGCACCACCTTGAATGTAGTAGCTACCGAAAGCATTACCATTCTCATAACCAAGATGTAAGTCAGTACCCGATCCAGTGTAGTCTTTGCCTGTATAAGAACCATTGTTCTCTACGTTCAAGTAGAAACCAGCAAACGCAGGTGTTGATAAAGCTGAAGCAGCAGCTATAGTTAATACTTTTTTAAGCATTATTAAAAAGAATAAAGCTCAATAATAAACGTTTTTAAATTAAATTCAACTTTCGAGTGTTTCTGTTTGTGGTTCGTCCGTTTTATTTTGTTCATCAATCTGTTGTTGAAGTATCTTCATTGCACCTGTAGTCTCATGCAAAGCGACAACTAACTGTTCTCTTTCAACAGCTAATTGTGTAAGTTTTTCCTGTAAATTCATAAATTAGTAAAGTTTTTTACCGTCAGTGATAGCTTTATCTATATCTGTAAAAGATTCAGATGTCCAGATAGAAGTCGATCCATCAAGTTTTTTATAAGCCTTGATAATTTCAAGATGCTCTACATTACGCTTGATCTTGTCTTTGTATTCATCATCAGTTTCATCTGATGTCTTG